TAATTCGATAACTGGATCTTCGTCAGGCTCGCCAGCAAACTCGGTTGTCTGAGCCATTCCTCGCATTCCAGCTTCAACATCTACCTCAACCAGAACAGTCTGTCCTGATGGAAGCTCGTATTCAAAATCAAATGTCATAGTATTATCTCCGTAGTTGTTGACGACTTGTTGTGTACTTCTTGTGTACATTTATGAAGATTAACTCAGATAGATTTTAATGTCAACAATATCTTACCATTAAATATGGTACATGGTTCCCGGACAATGGTTGGTGGACAAGTAACTCCCGTTGCAGTCGTCACTATATACAGCTCATTTGAAAAAAAAGTTTTTAAAATAAAAATATGGGTGTAAAAAAGTGTAAAAGTGTAACCAGTACTTCAAAACAGTAGTTAAGTTACTGATATTAATAAATACTACTCGTTACAGTACCCGTTACAGTTCGTTACATAAACATACCTTTCGTTACACTTTTCTAACCGTTATTGAATTTCATATTTAACATAATGATGTTCTCTTTTGAAATTGATGGTATATATAGGCTTATGAAAAGACGTGTTGATACTAAAGCTGAAGAGATAGAAGAAGCCCACGGGCGGAAGCTAACCAATAGGCAAAAAGAGTTTGCTAAACATTATGTTGATGGCGTTAACTCCAACGCAGGTTGTGCTAAGTTAGCAGGTTATTCCAACAGAGATGGCAACGCTCGTATACAAGCTCACAAACTTTTAGATGCCAGCTTGTTTCCCCATGTAGCCGAATACATAAATGAATTAAAAGAAGATAGAGAAAAGCGTTATGGCGTTACTCTTATGGGGCAACTCAAAAGATTGAGGGACTTATCTATGAATGCGGAAGAGGCCGGTCAATTCTCTGCGGCAATCAATGCGGAGAAAACCAGAGCCGCACTAGGTGGTCTTACTACTGACAGGAGAGAAACAAATCACTATCACGCTATTGAAAATATGGATCGTCAAGAAATAGAAACTAGGCTCGAAGAAATAAGAAAGTCCCACCCACATGCTTTCGTGGAGGCAGAATATGAGGTCTTAAATGAGTCAGAAACCAGAGACACTTCTTTGGAACAGAATAAAATCAAAGATACCCCCGAATTGGAACACCACACGGATTGAAAACCGTTACGGTGGGGGCGTTCCAGACGTTCACATATGTGCGGAAGCTATTCCCTTCTGGGTTGAACTCAAAATAACTAAAACTAACGCCATAAATATATCNGCCCAACAAATCGCTTGGAATTACGCCTATTGTCGNTCGGGAGGTGTAAGTTTNTACTTAGTACACCCCCTCTTATCCNCGNACCTATATTTGTTTGACGGGCTCCATGGTCGGGAGTTAGTGAAGTCGGGACTTCGGGGCGTGGACCTTGGGTCGGGGTCGGGGTCGGGTGTCAAGCCCATCTGGTCGGGGGACAGTGAGTCGGGGATCTTGGTCGGGATGTTTGAGGCTGCCCGAAGTCGGGTCGGGGTCGGGGTCGGGGTCGGGACCATGAAACCGGGTCGGATCCCAGTTGGCCGGGGTCGGGTGTTTACGGTAGTTTTAAAAGGTAAAGCCCTGCCAGAATTTTCCAGGGGGAGCTTCTGGCAGGGCCGGTGGCGGGGAACGGAGTCACCCCGCCGGGCGCGGCTAGGGCTCGAAGCCCTTTGGAGCGTCAACAACCGCCACGCCTATTCATATTCCATCTTTACCTTTAATTGATAAGAATAACTTAATACATTATCATAGCCCAAGTCTATGAGAGTTTCTTGGACAAGGTCGCTAAGATAATCCATATCTTTTTTGTCGAAGTCATCTAATAATAATTCTCTATTCATCTTAATAATCCCTCACTACAAAACCCGTTTTATCTTCCAATGCTTTTTTGCCCTTGGGCTCTAGTCCGACAATCACGGGTGACGGGTCCAAGTGTCTAAGGTCATGTTTTAACCCGTCAATGACCTTGTGACCCATGAAAGTATCAGGCATTCCGTTTCCAAAAACTACCGCCACGTTAAAACCAGCCTTTAAAACCTTCTCGGCTTCCGCCTTGTTGGTTTCCGATAGGCTAAAAGTTAGGTGATAGTTGCTAGGTCGTTTAGGATTCAATACCCGTTTCATGCTTTTGGTGTAATCTACGAATTGAACTTCAGGAAAATGGTCGGGTAAAGACTGTCCACCTTCCGTTTTTGTATACTCGAACGCTATATCTGTGGATCCGTTAGGGCGCACACATAGTTTGAGTTTATCCTTAACGGATTTTTTGACTAAGTCTCTAACGTGGTCCGTCATTTCCGACATAAAAGCTTTTCTATCGTTCATAAAATATTCGGCTTTACGTATTCGGCTTTCACGAACATTGTTCGTGCCGTTTTCTAGATCCTTAACAAATGAAGCTTGGCCGCTATACTTGCCAAGGCACAAAGACTTGCAACCCTCACTCGCATTCGGGCAAAGATTGCCAACCCCGCCTGTTGTATGTGGAGCCATGTAGTTAATGGCGTTTAGATAACCATACTTATTAGCCTTGATAGCCTTGGGACTATCAACAGAAAAGAAACGCTTGAATTGTTTTTTCATAATAATTTTCTCCATAAAGTTATTGACAGAATAAACATACCATAAATTACCAAAATATAGCAAGCTTTATTCGGGTCGGGTCGGGATAAAATAAAATTGAGCTGGCAGCCAAGTCGGGGCTCGAGGTCGGGTCGGGTCGGGACTAAACAAAAAACCCCAGTGTTTCACTGGAGCCTGTTAGGGTAGGGTTGGGCATGCTTCTTTAAATTTTCCACATACCCAACTAACGAAGCCTATCTCCGACTCATCCGAGTAAGCCTTTGTTTGTGGATATTGAATCCACTTCTATCATTGCAGGTTGGTCTGCAACTAGCAGATCACTACTCTGCTCGTTTGGTCAAAAAACTCTTATGAAATCTTTGTTCAGACTCTATGAAACCGCAACACTCACAAGAGGATTCAATATCGTAACACCAACTATGCCTTTCGTAATGTTCTGTGAAACAGTTGGGGCAAGACCGACAATTACCATGGTGGGTTTTTAAAAACAGTTTAGGTTCTTTCTGACTTTCCATTTTAATCGTTCCAGTTGATAAATTTTTTATATTCTTTCAACGTGCCTTTATCATCTGATTCCATAAACTCATCACCGAAGGCAAGTGACAGAGTAGCTTTTGCAACTAGCCTCAACATTTCATCAAATTTATTTGCAATACCTACATCGCCTAAGTATTCACCATCATCATTAAATTTTTGAACCAAAAATTTAGTGTATTTGTTAGTAATTCCTTCGGCTTTAATACCCTCATCATCAAGGTCAAAGAAGAATATCTGAATGTTTCCTTTTTGGTTGGTGTACGAGGGAGCAACATCATGGTGGTATGTTGAATTTTTAAAACCTAGTTTAACCAGCTCATCAATATCACAATTCATGTTGTAGCTGTCGTTTCCGTTAAACTTTACTTTAGATGTTTTCATATCGATTCAACTTCCAAGAATCCTTCGCCATTTCCTTCAGAATCCCTAAGAATCCAAGCAATTTTCTTTTTCTTGCCCTTGGTTAGAATTAATCCATAGAGGCCTTCGGGAAAAATATCTGACTCTGCCTCCTTATCTATAGCGACAGAGGATATTTTCCAACCGACAAGCTTTCCGTAATGTTCAAGCCAAAATTTATCAGACATAATAACTCCTGTTAATTGTTTAATTGTTGACTTGTTTAATATCCCATGTATTATAATGTTAGTCAACAACTTATAGAAAGATAAATACCATGACTAAACAGGAAGCAGAAAAACTAGGCTGGAAGTTCTCACAGTGTGAGACCACAGTAGAAAAGGGGCATGAAATATATATGATGCCCAACAAGAAAATGGCTCTAGCAATGGTGGCTTACAGGGCTGGGAAGGTTCCTGAAACATGAAATACCATGACCCAAACTATGGCGACAATATAACGTGGAAAAACCATGACCCAAACTATGGCGACAATATAACGTGCTATACTTGCCATGATGTATTTGATGCACGTAATGACCCGCACGACATAATTGGNAGTCATTTTATTTGTGGCGGGTGTATTGCTAGTTATGATGACGAAGAACTTGCGGAACTAATAGCAGACAGATAAAAAACAGAATACGAACAACTAAAGGGCTACCCTAGTCGGGTAGCCCTTTTTTTATGTTGACTGTTGGGATAGCATGGAATATTATCTTAATAGTCAACAATTAATAGGAGAAATTGACATGTCTAAAAATCCACTAGGTAAAAGCAGAAAAGTTGAAAATCCATATGCTACCTTTATGGCTGGTGAATTTGAAATAAGGATTTTAAAAACTTATAAACAGGCAAGAAATGAAACCAAGGACCCTTACGCCCGTTGGTATACTGTTGCTAGATCACCTATGACATACGGATCATGGGAATATGGTGATACCTATCGGAAGGAGGTGACGGATAATTTTCGTCTTACCTATGCTTCACCTGAATTTGCTGAAGCTTACCCTGACATAAAGTAAAAAATATTGTTCAAACTAAAGGGCTACCCTAGTCGGGTAGCCCTTTTTTATTGTCGGGTCGGGACTAGGGTAGCCCTTTTTTATTGTCGGGTCGGGACTAGGTCGGGTCGGGTCGGGACTCAATGATCTCGATCTGACAATAGGGGTCGCGCTTCCTTAGACGGGATCGTTTAGCATAAGCCATAAATTCT